CTATTATTGGTAATTCCATACCTATTAGACTGGACAGAAGTAATCATTGGGATAATAGGATTTCCATCATGTAGAATTTCTTTTTGAACACACTTTTTAAATTTATCTACCATTTCTCCTACCACTTGCCATTCTGATTTGTTTGAAATGTTTTCCGAGGTGGTCTTGATATAATCAAAAGAAAAGACCATGGGATTCCCACGCCCAACTTTGGCATAATAAAATCTCTTGAGAGTGTTAACCATGGAATCTACATCCAAGCCACCAACGTTATAATAATAGAATTTTAAGTTTTTAACCTTCGGCCAAACAGAGCGCACTTTCTCTACTACGTTTTCTCCCGCCTGTCTCCATTTACCGCTCTCTAATAGGTGCATGGAAACTCCAGAAAGAGCAGCACATTGACGCATAATAAGCTCCTCCTTGCTCATTTCACCGTTATCGAAGTGTAATACAGGAACATCATACTGAAGACTGACCTTTGTAGTGTAGTCCATGCAGAAATTTGTTTTTCCGACTCCAGAGCGAGCCACAATAACGGTAATATTACCAGCGCGAAGAAGAGACCCATAAATTTCATTAACCTTGGGGTGCGGCCCCATCATTCCAAATTCTGTAACAGGATTATTGCCACGATCTTCAATGATATCCTCCATCTCCTCGTAAATATTCTCAGGAGAATCATTGCCCATCTCATAAAGATTAATACGAGAATTGTAGGTATTGTCGGCGGCTTCTATAATTGAGCGATAAGATGCCTCAGGAGGCATATTCTTCATCTTCTTGGCAATATCCTGAGAGGACTCTAAAATTTCACGCCTTATTGAATATTTTTTTAATTCTTTAGCTGTCTTGATGGCATTTCCCTTTGGGACTTTTCTCAATGCTAGAGATTTGATATAATCAGCGGGGTTTAAATTATCCTCAAAAGACAACCCAACATCATTAACTCTTTGAGCTATGATAACCTCATCTACTTCGTCTCCAGAATCTATAGCCTGTTGAACTATGCGGAAAATAGTCGAATGAAGAGAGCTTTGCTTTGAATAAAAGTCTGAAGTTCCAATGAAGTTGGAGATTTCTGAGAGGCTATCGGGTTCCTTTATGAGACCCGCTAAAAGTTGTTTTTCTAATTCAAAATTATAAATCATTTATCTTCCTCCATTGGCTCATTTGCACCCGAGAGATGATTCTCTAGAGCCTTAGTTAAAGCAAACTCAGTCATACCACAATCAAATTTACAATATATTAAGGGTTTACCATTTTCAGAAGATGCGGCTAAGATTACCCCTTTGTATTTATCCGCACCTCCTGATAATTCATAAAGTTTATCAACCATCTCTGTGGGGATTGAAAATTCTGAGTTGCCATCGTCTCCTAAATTCATAGATAAATATCCTGTTTCTTAAATAATGATGCCGCAATTTCATCTTGCGGATAAACCTCTGCTAACTTTATATCGTTAGCCTTGCAGAAGTCAAGTTTCTTCTCGTCTCTTTTTAGCTGGTCGGAATATTTGAAACGATTTTTGTGAAAAAACTTAACATATTTTGTGTGTTGTGCTCCTTGAACCTCCACAGCGATTTTTTTATTAGCATTGTAAAAATCTAAAGTTAATCGGCTCCCAACAACTCTGAACTCCTCAAAAACAATATCATTCTTCCAATAAGGATACAAAAATTTTTTAACAGAAGTTTGAAACTTGCTGCGGCTGGGTTTTTCCCAGTCTATTAAATATTTTTTTGCGTTTTTAAGGTTTCTCTCTTTGCCATATCCATCAATAAACTTCATGCGCCTATTTGTTCCTTAAAATAATCTATTAAAAATTTACATAGATCTTTATTTTCTTCAACTGTCTTGAAGAGATTGTTGTCTCCTTGTATTTTTTCAGGAAACTCCAGATTATTGGAGTCGAGAAGCTCCTTAAAGTCTTCAGTAGGCTTAATCCAAGCCCCCTTCTTTTCTACGAACTCCCAAGCATAAAGGAGATCAATAACCTCCTTCTCGATCCAGATAGATGTGCCTCCCGTGCGCCCATAACGAATTGGGTAGGATACTGTAGTGTTCGTATTTTCATGAGCAGACTTTTTGATTGTAACTTTTGCATGATGTCCAATAATTGGATTTTTCTTGGCATCCATGGTTTTAACGGCGGGATTTTTAAGAATCAAATCTCCTTTAAAGCGAGGTTCAAACTCCATAATGTTATTCGCAAAGTGGAGTAACGCATTTCCTCCTGTCGCTGTAGTTTGACGCACGGGTGCTTTAGAGTATGGATCTAGCTTAATGTCTGCTCTTACCTGACTGATGAATATCGCCATGTGTCCACGCTTTCCTAGCGCAGTGCTTGTCTTTTTGCAAAAGTCAGATGCAATCACTGCTCCCCCAGCAACCTTACTGCTTTCTTCAAAATTCTTTCCAAAATCGTCTTTTTTGATTAGGCCATCTACTGAATCCAATATAAAACAATATTTAATCTTATCATCATTGTTAGTAATGAGTTGGCGAATAAGTCCCATTGCTGTTTCATAAATATTGCTTTCAAAAACAAAACAGGTTCCATCAACCCATTCTTCTGGCGTGAAAACGAATTTTACCCCAGATCTTTCTTGAACCTCAGGTCCAAGCCTACCCTCTGCTTTAATATATAGACCTCTGGATTTATCAAGGTTTCCCAGAAAGTTCTTCATTACCTGTAATGACTCTGAGGTTTTTCCTCCCTCATTAACGCCAGTAAAACGGTGAAGCCCAGGTCCAAAACCACCCGCCAAATACAAATCTAGCTGTAACGATCCACTAGAAACCTTATATTCCACTGTGTCTTCAAAATTATAATGATCATCCTTATTTGCCTTTAGGTAATTACCAAGAATGTTTTCGGGGTTTACATTTTCACTCATCTAAAAAATCTTTTACTGTTTTTATTTTTGGGACGACAGTTTTGTCTTCGCCCACCTTTTCTCCGAAATGATAAGTCTCATATTTGGATAAATCAACCCTAAAGTTGAAAGCTCTGAATTTTTCATCTAGGGTAGACTTTAGCTTATCGCTTACAAGATAAGCCAGTGAGTCAAACTTCTTTGCAAAGCTGACAATATCCATAAATTCTAGGGAATAGCGCTCACATAAATCATTGAGCATTTTCATTTCCCTAGCAAAAAAAGGTCTTCTTCCTTTATCGGGAACTTCCAATAAACGAAAAATAATCTCTCTTTTGTTTGGACCTTTAGACTTTGCCACTATGGATACATAACAGGTCCAGCATCCCTGTCAACCATTTTTTTCACAAGCTGTATGAAGTTACAAGTAGGCTCCCAACCTAATTCTTCGCGAGCTTTTGTTGAATCTCCCCACAATAAATCTACTTCCGCTGGTCTATAAAAATCTTTATTAATTTCCACAAGACAATCCTTTCCGTGAAAATACTTTTCATCAATTCCCTCTCCTCTCCACTCAGACATAGATCGGTGGAAACCAATAAAATTAAATGCTTCTACTACAAACTCTCTAATCGTGTGTGTTTCATTAGAAGATAGCACATAATCTTTTTCTTTTCCTCTTTCTTGATTTAGCATGAGCCAAATACCCTTTATGAAATCTTCTGCATCGCTCCAGTCTCTTTTTGCGTCTACATTTCCCAATTGCAGAGGTTTAATGACTTTGCCTGTTTCAAACTCTTTAA